TAAAAAAAGGTGGCCTGGATTTTATCGCGCCTTTGAGCATGCGATGCTACGATTGTATACTACACACAAAACGCTCGCCACGGTCAGGAATGCATTCTCTTTCGATGAGTTCCTTTTGAGGTGGTATCGCGGTGAAAACATTTTAAAAGACGCCAAACCGGAGGTGTAGCGTGAAGATATTAGGGCTTTTCATCATTGGCGCGGCTCCCGTGGTTGCTGCTATTTTGGGGCGCGGAGTATCGACCAACCTATCGATTCTTGCCGTGCAGATTGCGGGTTTGTTTATGGCCGTGCTGGGATAGAGCGAACAATGCCGACAAACCGACAAAGGAGAATAGCGGAGATGAATGAGATGCCATTACAGCAGCGGCTGGCAACGCCGCCGCCGTTTGACCCGACGAAGTGTAAGCGGTTGGTGTGCGCTAATTGTGGTGGCTGGCGCTTCACGGAGCATGTAGCAATTCACCGGATGAGCCGAATCGCATCGCCGGACGGGCAGGAGTGGACGTACTTCAATAAATCAGTTCTTTGCGATGCCTGCGGGGCTGTGCTGACCGGGCCTACTGCCGATCCTAATGCGCTGGTAGCGGAGGATTAGGCGAATGCCGCTGCTTGAGAAAGTCGAAATAGCCGAGTCGCGTCTACCGCCGCATTCGCGTGGGATAAGCAGCGCGGTTATCGTGCTGACCAGCGGCGAGAAGCGAGTACTTCGCAAGCGCAAATACATTGCGCCCTCAGAGTGGGCCGAGAAGCACCGCGTAGTGACCAAATCCGCAATCCCTGGGCGCTGGCGTAATGATACCGTGCCTTATCTTGCCGGCATCATAGATGCATCTTTCTTTCGGTCGGTGCGCAAAATCATCATGTGCGCCTCCCCGCAGTCCGGGAAATCAGAGGCGGTCAACAACTGCATCGCTTACGCGATAGACCGGCGGCCGGGGGATGTGCTCTATGTCTATCCTGATGAATTAACGGCCCGCGATAACTCGCGGGACCGCATCCTGCCAATGATTATGTCGTCTCCTGTGCTTAAAAACTACCTCACTGGGAAAGATGACGACGAGGCGGTGTTAAGAATTAGCCTGAAGCACATGCAGATCTATATGGCCTGGGCGAACTCGGCATCGCGGCTGGCGAACAAACCACTCCCCTATGTGGTGTGCGACGAGGTGGACAAATATCCCGTGACGGCCGGCCCGCGTGAAGCAAGCCCGATTTCTTTGGCAGAAAAACGTACAACCACGTATTCACGGAAGAAAAAGATCTGGATTTTCTCCACTCCGACCGTGGAATCCGGCCCGGTTTGGTGGGCTTTGACGCATGAGGCAAGCGCAGTTTTCCATCTTTTGGTCAAATGCCCCGAATGTGGGCACCTACAAAAGATGGAGTTGGATCGAATTCGCGTGCCGAAAGAGATCCGCGACCCGAAAGAAATCCTGGAGAAGAAGATTGCCCGTTATGCCTGTTGCGATTGCGATGCGATGTGGGACGATACGGCCCGCGATCAGGCAGTGCGGAAGCACGTTTGGGTTGAGAAAGACAGCGGTCTGGTGCTGAACGCTGCCCTTGAGCAGCAAGAACCTGTCGCAATCGCTTTTCATCTGCCGGCCTGGTATTCTCCTTTTGTCTCGCTTTCCGAAGTGATGTCGGCTTGGTTCACGGCGAATCCGGCCGGGCAACGGGTAAACAAAACAGAGTTGCGTAATTTCTACAACGGCTACGCCGCGCTGCCATGGGTAGAGTATCACATGGACCGCGATGAACAGCGGATCCTCGCGCTGAAGGACGACCGCCCGCGCGGGCGCGTGCCTGGTGGCGGAACGGTAGCGTGTTTGACCGCCGCGGCGGACACCCAGGACGACGGGTTCTGGTATGAGATCCGAGCTTGGGGCTGGGGCGGAGATGAGACAAAAAAAGACTCGTGGTCGGTGCGCGAGGGGTTCGTGGTGACGTTCCCTGAGCTGGAGCGGGTGCTTTTTTCGGACGAGTACCTGGACACGGACGGCCATCGCTATCCGGTGCGATTTGTACTACAGGACGCCCTCGGGCACCGCACCGCGGAGGTTTATGATTTTTGCCGGCGGCATCGTGGGCGGGTGTTTCCCACCATTGGGCGGCAACGGCTCGCCCAACCGTTCGCGTGGAGCACGCAGGAGTACTATCCTGGGGCCAAGAAGCCGATTCCAGGCGGGTTGAAAGCTGTGATAGTCAACACGAAGCACTTCAAGGACGAGTTAGCGCGGCTGCTGGAAATCACTGCTGGAGATCCGTCTGCTTTCCGTTTCAACGCTGATTTCCCCGATGCATACGCTAGCCATTATGTGGCCGAGTTTACAAACGACAAAGGCGAGTGGGAATGCCCACCAAACAAGGCGAACCACCTTTGGGACTGCTCAGTTTTGAACCTCGTGGCGCATGAAATCCTCGGGGTGCAGCACTGGAAGCGGCCGGGAGAAGCGACGGCGGAGAAGCCAAAGCAGGTAGAGCAGACAAATAATGATAAAGTAGAGCCGCAAACAAAAAAACAAAAAGCAGCCGCTGGCGGTAGGTGGTAGCTGTCTTGCCAGTCTACGAAAGCTGAAAGGAGACAAGAACGCAATGCAAATAGAGACATGGGATATCGGCAGGTTTGTGTTATATGCAGGCAACCCTAGAAAATTCGAGGATGGCAAAGGCTATGGCGTCAATGTGCCTTTCAGAAGCAGAATTGCGAATCGGCGGATCGTGGGGGCCGAACGATAAGCTATGTTATCCGTATAAAGACCAAGCTAAGAAAATATATTCACGTTTGAGGCAGATTACCCTATAGACGCGGTAAAAACCGACAACCAAACGTCAACGGGTAGCATCGGGGGGGCGATGGTAGCACAAAACGGGCCGGATTGTGACGCTGTTTTCGGGATCGAAGCGATGGCGAAGTGGTTGGGTATCGGTCGGCCGCGGCTGATGGAGCTAATCCGTTGCGGGATGCCCTGCCGCAAGCAGTCCGGTGGCCGGCATGGCGGTGAGTGGATATTCTCCAAGAGCAACGTAAATGGATGGTTTATGGCGACAGCTAAAATGCAATATAATCAAACCAGCGTACCCAATGCTGTGCAGGGACCAAAGCGCGATTAACGAGACATCACCGACCAACGCCTGTCAATAGTTTTCTTCATCACTTTTCTTCCAGTATTTATCCTAAAATCCGCATAGTACAAATCAATACAAAACCTCCATGGTATGGTTTATACGTAAAACCATAACCATCCGCGGGGGTTTTTGTCGTGGCATACACGCAGACCGATCTCGACGCGGTAACGGCGGCGATCCTCTCTCTTGCCACCGGCGGGCGTCCGGTGCAGGTTTCCATCGCCGGGAAAATGATCCGCTACAGTGAGGCGAGTCTCAACGCCCTCTATATTCTGCGCGATGCGATCCGCGTAGAGTTGGGGCAAGAAGTCTTCAGCCGCCGCACCTACGCCCGCAACGGCGGGCGGGCTACGGTGGCCTGATATGGGACTCACCTCAGCCATTGATAAAGCCGTTGCCGTTTTCTCCCCCACCCGCGCCCTCCGCCGCAACCTCGCCCGGCAAGCCCTCAGGCGCACGGAGCAATACGCCGCCGCCAAGTCCCACCGCCTCACCGGCGCGTGGACGCCGGCCGGCTCCAGTGTCAACGATGTCATCGGCTCCAGCTCCGCCACCGTGCGAAACCGCGTGCGGCAACTCGTGCGCGATTTTCCGTACTTCGTTCGCGCCGTCAATTCCTCTGTCGATTACACCGTGGGGGCGGGCATCCGATACCAGGCCCGCGTGCGCGGGACGGACGGCAAGCTCGACAAGGCCGTCAACCAGCGGATCGAGGACGCCCTCTCCTTCTGGATGGACCAGGCCGATACCTCGGGGAAGCTCCACTACTACGAGCTGATGCGGCTCGCCAAGCGCCAGGACCTGGAGTCCGGCGAGTTTATGGCCGTGAACACCTGGCTCAAGCCGCAAAACCGCGTGGCGCCCTACGCGCTGCAAATGATCGAGTGCGACCGGCTTTCCTCCATGGCGGATACGGTCACCGCCTGGAAAAAGACCTCCGGCCCCGCCATCGCTCACGGGGTGGAGTACGACACGGCCACCGGCCGCCCCGTCGCCTACCATGTGGACGACGAGAATTTGACATACGCCGTCAAGCCGCAACGGATCGCGGCCGAGCGCATTTTGCACGGTTTTGACACCCTCCGGCCCGGGCAACTCCGCGGCATCTCGCCCTTCGTCGCGGCGGTGCTCGTCGCCCGCGACCTCTCCGACTACATGGACGCGGAGATGGACGGGGCCAAAATGGCGGCCAAATGGCTTGGTTTCATTACTGCTCCGGACCCGCTCCAAATGCAGGCCGCGTTCTCCACCGATACCGACACCGGGCAGAAGATAGAAGAACTCGAAAACGGCATCCTTGAATACTTGCGGCCAGGTGAGAAAATCGACGTTCATGCTAACCCGCGGCCCGGATCTAACTTTCCACCGTTCGTGCGGCTGGTGCTGACGATGATCGCGGTGGCAACTGGCATCCCATA